GTAGACCAGTGCGCGTTGTGTAGGGCAAGCTAGTCAAGCTGGCTCTCCCATTTTGCAATGTCTGATTCTCTTTTTCGCCTCGGTTGTGCGCCAAAATTATTGTTGCATAGTCATTGATGCTAAAATCTTTTGCGCCATCGGCTGTGTAGTGCTTGTATATGCCTTGGCGTTCTTGCCCTGTCTTGTAGCTATGGTATTCATGGCACAGGCTTTGGAAGATGTTGTGCAGAAATGCGTGTTCGCCTATCTGTCGCCAAGGGAATACATGGTCGATATGCTTGGCACTGTTAACCATTCCTTTTGTTAAGCAAGATTGGCATAAGGGTTGTCTACTTAACTGTGCGCGTCTGATTGTGCGCCATGCTGGGTTGCTGTATGCGTTGTCTTTATCATGGTTCGTGTGTTCTAAGCCACCATGCTCTGAGCAAAAGCTGTTAAGTTTGCTTCGTGGGTTCTTGCATCCAAGTTCACGACATACGCTGTTGTATGGTGCATATGGCATTAGGTTAACAGTTCTGCCTTCTTGCCTGTAAAGTCTTCCCATCGTTTAACAATCACATCGCAATACTTGGGGTCTAACTCCATCAACCGTGCATGGCGGTTCTGTTTTTCACAGGCAATCATTGTGCTACCGCTTCCACCAAACAAATCCATCACAACAGCTTTTGATTTGGTGGTTTTGTCTAATGCTTCTTCAGCTAATGCCACAGGCTTTTGAGTTGGATGGACATATTTTATTGAACTATCTTTGTTAATCTTCCATACAGAACCAATGCGCTTGCCTTCCAATTCTGCGCCACGATGCCACACAAGAGCAACCTCATAATCACTTAAAAAGGTTTTCTTTAAATCGCCAATACCGCCACCGGGTTTGTGCCAAATGACAATATTAGAGGGATAACCAAAAGCAACCATTTGCTCAATCCATTTGGTTTGCACTTTCCAACTTGTCCAAACAAACATCCAACCCTTTGAAAATACTTCCAATATTGGTGCTATGTCTAGGAATTGGTCATCATTTGCCAACACATCAAATTTTTGCGACTTAGTTCGCATATTGGATTGATATTCAACGCCATAGGGCGGGTCAGTAAACACCATGTCGGCTTTCTGCCCATCCATTAACTTATCCACAGCGTCAATGCTAGTGCTGTCGCCACACATCAAACGATGGTTGCCCAATTTGTAAATATCGCCCAATTTGGTGATTGGTTCTTCGGGCACATCAGGCACAGCATCTTCATCTGTTAAGCCTTCCTCAATCACTTCGGGCGTTAAGTCATTGATTTCATCTAAAGAAAAACCTGTTAAACCAAGGTCATAACCCGCATCTTTTAAATCATCAAATTCTAAAGCCAGCAATTGGTTATCCCATCCAGCATTTAATGCAAGTTTGTTGTCGGCAATGATGTATGCGCGTTTCTGAATATCTGTCATGTGCGACAGTTCAATGGTTGGCACTTTGCTTTCACCTAGTTTTTGTGCCGCCATTACGCGCCCATGTCCAGCAATGATGCCGTTTTCACCATCAAGCAAGATTGGGTTAGTCCACCCAAACTCTTTAATGCTTGCCGCTATTTGTGCGATTTGTGCTTCATCGTGCGTTCGACTGTTCCTTGCGTAAGGAATTAAATCTTCTGTTTTTTTGTAAACAATCTTCAACTGTGCTGTCATGTAATGTCCTTTTGTTAAGCCAAGAATCTTAACTTATAAAGTGTGCTGTTAATCAAGTTGGCTATGTTGTCAATTTCGTTTTGCAATTCTTCGTCTTGCGGAAAACCATTTGCTTTGCGCAATGTTTGCACATCGGTTTTCAAATATTCCAAATAGTCGATAGGGTTCATGTCGGGCATTAAAACAGCCGTGGTGGGGTACTTGGTCAGCAAGCCATACTTGCCTTGGAATGCTTCAACAAACGCGTCTACAAGGTCGCCAATGCCATCATAGAACGCACCTAGTGCCATATGCTGGCTGTAACTGCGGCTTGATAGGTGCAAAATATGCCCAGTGGTCACGCTGTTTAGCAAACACATTACAAAATCCATTACTGGGTCAGGTTGTTTGGCTTCGATGCTTGCGGTAAATTTGACCATGATTTTCCTTCAAAGGTTGTTGGTGGCTGGATTTGAACCAGCGACTCGCCTACTGTGCTTTGTTGCAACTCTACACAGCATCGACAGAAATCTGCCCATGACTCTACCAACTGAGTTACACCAACACGGCTGGAGACTATTTAAAAGGCTGGTGACTATTTGAAATAGTACCTAGTGACAATCCCCATGCGTCTTGATGCTTTGTTAATTATCCGATAGCGGGTCAGGCGAGTCAACCAAAATCAAATCCCGCGCCAACAATTCTGCCCATGTTTTTCTTAACGCATTTCTAAACATCAATTGCTTTTCATCTTTTGATAAGCCGTAACCAGCATCAAGGTCATGATGGCAAGCAAAGCACAATGCCGCTGTAAATATGTCTGATGCCTTTATGCCGCGCCCTTTGCCATGCTGTGCCATGTTGCTATGTGCCGCTTGCGTTTTGCCCTCTAAGCCGCAATGTTGACAAGGCAACGATGCCACATTTCGCAAATGCTTTTTACTGCGCCAATAATTAAATTTTGCTCTCATGCAATATGCACCACACGATGATGATTTGACCTGATGTAGTCGCTAGTCTTTTGCAACATTCGTTCATATTCTGACCGACTAATGCTTGTTCTTTGCAAATCATGCAATTGATAGAGTTCCTTAATGTATTTAATGCCTGTGCCTGTTAAGCCCATTTTGCGGGTTTTTTCATATCTGTGTGCGGCATTTTGCATTTCTTGTTGAACAATTTGGCAAATTTCTAGCACTTCAACGCCAATGCCGTTGGTTGCCATTGTTTCGGCAATGTTCATCATGTCGACCAGTGAACGCCAATCAGCAATCGTGCCATGTCCTTTTGTCATGCTTTCAATCGCGCTTAATTCAATCAGTCGCACTTTGTCTAGCAAGTCATCAGTGGTTACACCCGCGCCAGTTATTGCGTATTCGATGGGGTTAACTTTTGCCCAAATCTTTCTACGACATTGCTTTCTCATGTTAAATCCACCCCATTTTGTGCCGCCCATGCAAACAGAAATTCAATAAATTCACTGCCTTGTTCTTTTGTTAATTTTCTGCTTTGTAGCCCAAGTTGAACAATGCCTGTGCCATCAAGACTTGCAACGATTCTGCCTTGCGGCAAGTTGGCTTGCTTGGCAAACTCATGCAATAACAAGCGTTTCCAATCTTCGGCACTCCACCGCGCACCTTGATGCTGTGCTTGTTTGGCAATGTCAGCAATCATTGCGTGATATTTTTCCTCTTGGTCGCGGGTTTTGCTTTCTTTCTTAACTTCAAGCGTTAAGTTTTGCCCTGATTCAAGTGCCGCTTTTATTCTGACCCACAGGCTTGCAATAAGTGCGTGGGCTTGCTTTGGGTTTTCAAGTCGATAAATCATTTTTTGCTTTCAAAATTTTTAATGCTTCGTTTTCGCTTTTTACAATATGCACCGCGCCTGTCCAAACGCTGTGCCAATGCTCTTGGTCAATGGTCAACTTTTGTGCGCTTGGCACTTTGTTGCCATCTTTGACTTCCATCAGGTAATTGAAGCCCTTATAGCCCACTAGCAAGTCAGGGCAACCCTTGCCCACAGATGCTAATGATTGAACGCTTGCGCCAGCTTTACGCAGTGCGTTAACAATTGCAATTTGGTTCGCGTCAGTCTTTGCCGCTTGTCTCATCCATTGCCTTAGTTAAGTCATCTGAAATGCCGCGCCATAATCCTGTTGGGTCAGCATCAAGTTTCTTCGCCCTGTCCCATGCGTAATGTTTCGCGCCTTTCATTGATGCCATCCATATCAAATGGTTCAGCATTTTTTTGTACTCTAAGGTCGCCTGTTTGCCAAAGGGCTTCTGTGATTGCCCTGATTGATGCGTAGGTGTTTCCATCTTTGATGCTGTCCAGTAGTTCATTTGCTTGTTCAGTTGTCATTTTTTTATTTCCACCAGTTTCATACCAAAATTGTTAACTACATTAGGTATGTAAATATTTTTTTTCTTTTGCAATTTGTTTTTTCGAAAAGCCCGATAGTCAACATGATGATGCCAGCGGTTAAATCGCCAAACAACTTTTGCAACATCAGGATGCAAATCAGCAAGCATTTGTGACTTAGGCAATGTACCTTCTTTGGCGTAAAACTCATCAGTGTTGCCGCCTTTAAGCGTTTGAGTTGTGGCTTTCTCTTGCAAAAATGCGTTAAATTGAACGGTACACATACCAGCTTTGAGAACACGCAAAGATAAATCAGTGTCTTCGTTATATCTGCCACGCCACCTAAATGGCAAGTCATTTTTGATTAAGAGCAATGAATAAATGCGGGTATTCAACACAAATGGCGGTATTTGTTCTTTGGCTTTGGCAAAGAAATCATAGTTAAACCCAGCGATGGCAACATTTTCATAACGGTCTACAAAATCTTCGGCAACCCTAAAGATAGTTCCTGAATCGACTTTGCACATGAGGTTGCGGTTTAGGCGGTTAAAACTTGCGATGTTGTCGTCCATAACCCAGTGGCGTTTTGCGCCAAGGTCGATAGAGTGTTGCCAAGCGTAGTTTCGAGCCGCGCCCGGCCCCTTGCCCTTAGTGCCCCCAAACTCATCACAAGTTTCATATTCTTGCAAATATTTTTTTGGCAAAACCAAAATTTTGTCTTCCGAAATAACGCTGGCATACAAATCTTTTTCTTGTTCTTCTACAATAATTTTATAAGACACATTTATGCGTTCCAATGCTTTGCTTGTCAACCTAGATTCCCAGCGACCTTTTGAAACAATATAGATGGGGTATTCAGGATTCATCAACATACCTATAAATTGATGCAATGCGTGGTTCAGCGTAAGGAAACCAAATTGTCTTTTGCTTTTCTGTAATTTTTTGTTGCATTAGTTGTTCAAAAATTTCAACATCTTTTGCATTTCTAAACCTCACATTTATTGTGCGATATGGAGTTAAGTCATTCTGTATGTATTCAGGCATATTGACCCATTCAGCCCTAAACGATTCATCTAAATTTTCAAACAATTGATTTTGTTCAATGTTCATTGTCTACCCCTTAATGCGGCAAGCTGGGCGCGAATGTGCTCGGGCATGGGAATGGCGTTTTGGCGGTCTTTTTCTAACTTTAATAGGGTAGGGTCAATTTGCGGTTTTGAAGGCATCTCGGGCACTTCTGCGCCGTCCCAACGCTGTTGATTCAAATAGACCAAAGGTGCGGGTATAAATGCGCCATTGCCTTTGAGCCATTGTTCGGTTGTCTTCATCCAAACCACATGCTTGATGATTTGGTCGGCTGAGTGTTCGCAAAGATATTTAGCCCATTTTTCTTCGCATTGCTTCTTTGCGCCCTTGCGCGGTGTTGCTGGGTAGGCTTTCCAAAATCTATCAAATCCACTTTCAAACATTTTTAATCCTCCTGTTCAATTATTCCTGTCCATCGTTCTGTCTGTTCTTTTAAAAAATCAGGCAACAAATTAACAAGCGTTTTTGTTTGGTCAGGTGAAAACAAAAACTGTGTTTCTCTGCCGCATTCAAAACAATCCTGTTTGATGACTAAATAGCCAGCATCTGAAACATACATTTCAGTAGGATATGAAGCGTTTAATTTCATCTTTCATTCCTTTCAGACATAGGTTTAGCTAGGGTGGATACCAGCAGTATCCTACCTTCTCCATCTTTGTTTACATCGTTAAATTTATCTTCATTGTTCATTTTCAATTCTTTCAATCACAAAGACCAAGTGCGCATGACGGGTCAATTCACTTATACACAAAGCCTAGTTTTCCACCTGAGTTACTTTGTGCTTTAACAGTCGCTTGACCAACGCTGTTCACATTTTTCACAGGGGTGTTTCTGTGTGCGGTGTTTATCGGGTTCAGCCCATGCAAGCCAATCAGCTAACGCGCCCTGACGGTCTAGCCGCCAAAAACAAAAACCCCGCAAGATGCTCTGTGGTCTTGGCTCTTGGCGAGAGCAACAGCAAGGCGATTGAAAGTTGTCAAAAGACTCGCTTGCTATACGACAAGACCACACAGTACCCTGCGGGGCTATACATAAAACAACTTTCAACGCCTTGATGCCACTCAAGACGCTTGAATTATAGCGCAATTTTTAAACAGGGTGCAACTCTGCTGGTTGCAAGTTAATTTCCTCTGCTGGCAGTTCATCAGTGAACCACTCAGGATGCAATTCACGCAAACGCTTTATGCGCTTGGGCGGTAGCACTTCTTTGTATTGCGTAACAGCAGGGCGTGATACACCAAGCAATCGAGCAAGTTTTGCGCGACTGCCAGCTAATGTGATGGCGGTTTGTGTTTTCATAGTTAAGATGTTACCAGCGAGTTAACACATTTGTCCATTGTTAATTTAGAAAATAAAAGTATTAAAAACTTAACTTTTTTTGTAAATTCGTTGCTTTTACGCAAAAAACTTAACTTTTTTTTATGGAAGTGAAAATTCGTTAAGTTTTAGGGCATAATTCTTTTATCGGCTTAACAAACCGATACCAACCAACCAAATTAAAAGGAATCAAAAATGCAAACACTTAACCCTATCCAACTTCTTGAAATCACAGACATTGTTAACAACGAAATAAATGCTTTGCACAAAAAATTAGTTGGCAAAGGCAACCAACAACTTACCATTTCTAAAATTAACAATTTGCAAAAATCATTGCCAATATTGGATGCAATGTATGAACAAGCCATAAAAGACGAAGACCGCATTTATGCTGGCGAAAACTTTGTTTCTTAACACAACTGATGAGCCGTTAATCGGCGAAACTGCTGTGAAGCAGTCTTGTGTAAACTTAACAATGTAAAGGAATTGAAAATGGCTCACTTAATTGAAAACAACGCAATCACAGGCAAAGCGGAAATTGCCTATGCAAACAGCACACCTTGGCATGGTCTTGGTCAGCAGTTAACGCAAGATGCACCCATTGATGTGTGGCGCAAAGAAGCAGGGTTGGATTGGTCTGCAAAACTGTCACCCATCATGTTCACTTGGGATGGTCAAAACTATTCCGAAATGCCCAACCAAAAAGTCATCTATCGCGATGACACAAATCAACCGCTTGGCGTTGTAACTGACCGCTATAAAGTTCATCAGCCAGCCGAAGTGCTTGAGTTTTTTAATACGCTTGTGCAATCTGCTGGCTTTACTTTAGAAGTCGCGGGTGCAATCAAAGGCGGTAAACGCATTTGGGCATTGGCTAATGTGAACAAAGAAGCAGTCGTTTTGCAAGATGATGCCGTGCGCGGTTACTTGCTGTTAAGCACATCATTCGATGGCACAGCGGCAACCATTGGGCAGTTCACCAGCATTCGGGTTGTATGCAACAACACTTTGTCAATGGCAGACCAAGAAAACGCACCAAGCCGCGTTGTATTGACTCACGGCGCAGAATTTGAACAAAGCCTGATGCGTGACCGTTTAGGGCTGGTTGTCAGCGGCTTCGATGGCATGATGGACAAATACCGCAAACTGGCAAGACAAGGCGTATCCAGCGAATTTGCGCGGCAATTTACTGATACGCTGTTTCCAGCCGCATATAACGCACAGACCAACACATTCAAAGAGTCTCGCGGCTTTAAGCGCGTTTTAGAACTGTTTGATGGCGCGGGTATGGGCGCAAATAATTATGGCGTTTACGGCACTAAATGGGGCTTGCTGAACGCTGTTACTCAGTATGTCGACCATGAACGCGGACACAATGTTGATACACGCATGAACAATGCTTGGTTTGGCAATGGCAACCGCATGAAGTCACAAGCCGAAGAATTGCTGTTAGCTTAATTAAACCGCCCCTTTGGGGGCAATTCAAAAAGGATTGAAAATGACCAAAAGAGAAATTTATAAAGTTCGCAATCAAGTTCATAGCGCAATGACATTTGCAAACAATAGCAAAGCCACATACAGCCCACTGATTCGCAGGGAATGGAAAAAGTATGGCTACACACCAGTGTCAGCTAGGAATGCCGCCTAATCAACCCAAAGGGGCGCAAGCCCCAAATTTAAAAAGGATTAAAAATGAACCGCTTAACTTACGAAACCAAAATTGCCAAACGATGCAAAGCCGCCAGTGAGTTTCTAGGCGCAATCGTTGTTGGTTGTATCTTCGCCTTGCCATTCATCATTGAAATTGTTAAGGAGTTGGTCAAATGAAAAACTTACCAGCATTTCCTGTTCCATCTTATGTAAATATAGATGGAGAAACACATGATGTTCAGTTTAAAGGCATGACCTTGCGTGACTACTTTGCGGCAAAAGCTATGCAAGGATATTGTTCAAACCAACAGCACACCAGCAGTTGCACGGTTGAACTTACCGCTGATTGCGCTTACGAAATGGCAGACGCAATGCTTGCCGCAAGGGAGAAATCATGACTGCATCATTCACGCACGATTTGTTAAGTGGCGAATGCGTCACAGTGGTTTACGAATTTGTCGATGAAGATGAAACTGTCGGTCTGCCACGCGAATTTGAATTCAGCGTATACAACGAATTTGGAAAGGATATTCGGGATGACCTCAGTCAAAAAAACTACGCGCAAATTGAAACCGAAATTGCATATCGTTTCGACCGATGGCTCACAGAGCAAAAAAGAGAATCAGACATTGCAAAATGGGAGAGCCAGCTTGACTAGCTTGCCCTACACAACGCGCACTGGTCTACGGATTGGTGCGTTCTACACACCGCCCAAACAGGCGCGGATGAGCCGCGATGAGGAGTTTTGGCAAGGCATATTGCTCGGTGATAAACCGAAATCAAATCTGCCTTTCATTGCATACATCATCGGATTGATTGTGTTAATCAAAAATTTAATGGAAATCAAATGAACGCACACCAAATGATTGCAGAAGCTGAACAGGCTTCACGCGAACAGTACCCCTATGACCCACGGGCAAGGCTTGCCTTTCAATGTGGGATGTTGCAAGGCTACATAAAGCGCATGGATGCAGAAATAGAAAGCCTAAAACAAAACCAGCAAAATGATGAAGACGAAATTTTGAACTTACAACGCGAACTGATTGAAAAGGATAACGCATGAAAAATATTGCAACCGCGCTGGTCAAAGCACAAAAGCAATTCCAGCCAGCATTGAAGACCAGCACCAACCCGCATTTCCGCAGTCGCTATGCTGACCTGTCTGCTTGCGTAGAAGCTGTCATAGACGCATTAAACGCCAATGGCATATATCTTCTGCAAAAAAACTATGACTGTGCTGATGGCGTGATGGTCGAAACTGTCTTTGTCCATGAATCAGGCGAGATGCTGGAATGCGGCATTGTGCATTTTCCCGCTGTCAAAAAAGACCCGCAAGGGTATGCCAGTGCGTTAACTTATGCAAGGCGTTATAGCCTGATGGCGGCTTGCGGCATTGCGCCCGAGGATGACGATGGCAATGCGGCAAGCAAGCCTGTCAGCCGCATATCAGCAACGCAAGGCGCATGGGAAGCATTAAAACCTGACCGTCAAGCAGTCGTGCAAGATGTACTGGATGCCATCATGCAAAAGGTTGCCGCAGATGATATGTATGGGGCTTATGAAGAATATATCGGCATTGAAGATGGTGACGAAAAAATTGCGCTGTGGTCTAAGCTGGACAGCAAAGTCCGTAGTGCAATAAAGAAGCAAGCTGAACTCGCAAAGGAAAATAAATAATGGCACACAAAGAAGTCACCGCAATCATGGGCGAATATGTAAACGCCCAAGGTGAAACAAAAAAGAAGTACCAAAAAATTGGTGCAATCATTGACAGTAAACATGGACCAATGCTGAAGTTAGATTTCATTCCGCTAGAGTGGAACGGCTACGCTTTTATCAATGAGCCATACGACAGGGACAAGCCAAAAGCTGAACCTAGACCGAATCGCAACCGCGATATGCCCGAAGACGATATTCCATTTTGAAAGGACTGACATGAAAAAAGCACTGATTGCAGTTTGGATTGCCGCCAGTACCACAGTGGTGTGGGCAAGTTGTACAACGCATACCTATTATGCAAATGGTAAGTATGTAACCTGTACCACTTGTTGCTATGGGTCTAACTGTTCGACAAACTGTTATTAACCAATGGCGCATGGGCAACCAGTAAGCCGCCCCAAAGGATTAAAAATGAACATTGAAAATATTGCACACGAACACAAAGAACAATTCAGCGATGAATTCTTGCGTTGGCTACCCGAGAACGCACACATTTGGATGGCGTTTGAGCAAGAGGCTTTTAAGGTCGTCAGGGCTGGCTTTAAGCACTACTCAGCCCGAACCATCATCCATGTATTGCGGCATCATTCTGCGCTGTCTGAGCAAGGCGTAGATGGGTGGAAAATCAACAACAACATCAGCCCCTACCTTGCTCGACTGTTTGCCATATTGAATCCAAATCTTGCTGACCTGTTTGAATACCGCACAGCACACCGCGCACTGCGCGATGGGGTGACACGATGAGCACTTTTAACAAAACTAGAACTGCGCCAAAACCGAATCACCAAATGATGGATGAACATTACAAAGCGGGCTGGAACTCAGCCATTGAAATGGCGGCATACAGAATTGAACATGATTTTTTAAAATCGTTCGGTAAAGATACCTTAGCTAGTATTGCGATTTATATTCGGGGGATGAAGAAATGACACAAGATGAAATCATTCGATTTGCAATTCAATGCCGCCTTGTGACAACAGGTAATAGTGATGGCATATACATGGACGCATTAACTGAGTTTGCCAACCTTGTAGCCACCAAAGAGCGTGAAGCCTGTGCAAAGCTGGTTGATGAAGAAGCACTTGATGCCTATACTTTTGACGACTCCCTTGCGAGAGCAACTGAAGGTTACGCAAGATTAATCAGAGCCAGAGGTGAAGCATGAAATCACTTAGCAAACTACATCAAGAGGCAATCACCCAAGCCCAAACAGATGCCGATCAAAACAAAGCGGCGGCGATGGCGATGATTGAGAAGCCAATTGAGATGATTAAGGCCATCATGTTGAAGCATGAGTTGGCGGTCATCGAGGTCATGCGTGAGTTGCATGAGTCAAGGGAAGCCGCAGTCAGGGCAGAGCGTGAGGCGTGTGCAAAGGTGTGTGAAAACATGGCTATTGAATGGGAAGACCAGCCGCAATTTGCTCAGGTAGAAATATCAACCATGATGGATTGCGCCCTTGCTATCAGAGCCAGAGGAGAACAAGCATGACACAAGAAGCATTACGCATTGCGCTTGAGGCGTTGGAAGAAAACCATCACCTTATTGAAGAACACGAACGACCTGAGTATCTGGTGCATTACGACCAAATAATTAGCTTACTCGCTAAAGCCTTAGCAAAAGAAAAAGCACTACAAGCCTTGCACAGCGAGAACGAACGCCTTGGGTTATACAAGGATGCTTATGCACAGTTAGAGCAAGAGCCTGTGGCAAAGTACAGCGACATTGTTTCAGATGGCGGTCTTGACCCACGCAACACCACCCCACCACAGCGCACATGGGTAGGGCTGACTAATAAACAAACGACTCAGGTTATTAAATCAATGCCAAAGGGAATTAAGGGTTGGATGATTGATTGGGACTTGCATGACTTTTCCAAAGCCATCGAAACCAAACTCAAGGAGAAAAACGGCTTTACCGAGGAGAACACATGATTGATTTGCTGGTCATCATTTTTGTCTTGTGTGTCGGTGGCGCAATTACTGTTGCCGTGATTTGCTTAACAGCAAACGCCATCGCCATTACGCAAGATTCATGGATTCAGTTTTCACGCTTGCAACACGCCGACTCCAACCCTTACCAAAGGTTGCAAATGTGGGTAAGGATTCTAAAAAGGTCAATCGTTCGGCACAAAAGCGGTCAATGATTTCAGCGGGTTCTAGGGCTTCAACAGCCGCCATAGTAGCGTTACCTATAACGCCATCATCGTCCACGCCTACCGCCCTTTGAAGCAGTTTGGAAGCCCTTTTTACGCCGCTGTTTACCGCGCAATCAAACACACAAAAATCTACGCCATGCGGTAACTTGTCGGCTTGCACCATGTCCCAGTATTTAGCCTTGTACAAAGGCGCGACCTTTTCAGGTGTCAGCATCCGCATTTCCATTTCGTCAACAGCGTGACCGCGCCATTCCTCCCAAACGCGCTTTGTCACGCCTAGATTGGTCATGCCGCCCGGGTCAGCTGGATGGTTAACATAGCCGCCCTCATGGACAAGTAGTTTGAGCAAGGCAAGGTCAAAATTTGAACGCATAAGCACCCTCACTTTGGGCTGGATTGATGGAGTAGCTGGTCTTTCTTTTGACTGCCAGCGGATGAGCCGAAATAAAAAGCAATGATGCCTGTCCACGCTGTACCCAATGAGCCGAGCATCAACATTAACGCATCGCTGGTTTTGAAGTGGTCGGTCATCAAGCCAATTAAGATGCCAAAAAAACCAATGGTCACGACAATCGCCATCATGCCCGGTATCCACGACTGCGTTGCCGTTTGCATATCTCGCGCAGATTTGCGGTCGTCCACAGCAAGTTTGGCAAAGTCTAGACCTAGTTCTTGCGCCCGTGCCGCCATTGCAATTTCAGCTTCTTTGATTTTGGCTATTTGTTCAGCGTTCAGTTTGCCATCAGCAATGGTCTTGTTAACATCTTTTGCATCAATGCCAATGGCTTTGCTCACCGCATCAACAGCAAGTCCAGCCAATGGACCACCCAGCGCGGTGGCAATTGTCGGTGCAATTTGTTTGAGCCATTCCATTATTTTTCCTTTTTCTCAAGTTCCATTTGCCGCCGTAGCTGTTGGACTTTTTCAAGTTCAATTTGCACATCGCGTTTAGTAGTCAATATATCAACATACAAAAAACCAAGCAATGGGAGTAGCAACCCTATGAGCACCGTAGCGGCTATCCAGCCCATTATGTCTGTCTCCAGCGACTTAACAGGCTGAGCCACAGCCAGAGGTAGAGGAGGAATATAGAAGTCACCAGCAGACCCGCTAGTTTGGCTTGTAGGTTTCTTTGCTTTTCCCGCTGTTGCCATAAGGTTTGTCTTTCCTTTGCTTCTTTGGCAAGTCTAGCTTTTTCTTGTTCTTCTTGTATTGCGCCACGCATGGCATAAGTTTGGGTGTAAATGTCCGCTAGACCGGGCGTTTGATACACCATGATTTCCCGAATCTCTGCGCTGAGTTTTTCCATCTGTTGTTGGCACAATATACGGTTCATCGCGCTTGCCATCATGTCTGCATTCTTAGCGTTCGGGTCATAGACTTTTGCCCTGTTTTCTTCAGCCCTCAAAAAGTCATTCAGTTCATCCTGTAATGTCCAGAATTTTGTTAAATGCTTAACAATGTCTGCGGTGGCTTGTGTCTCATCGTAGGCTTTGTATTTTTCTTTTTTCTTTTGCGCCACAGGCTTGGGCGTGGTTGGCTTGGGTTTAAAGAAGTTACTAAAGTTATTCCAAAATCCAGTAACTTCCCTATATATCCCAACGACCTCATCAGCCGTGTCTTTGATTTCAAGAAATGACCGTTTAGCTTGCTTATAAAATTCTGCGCCTTGCCTGATAGCCGCCACGCAACTGTTTGCCGCAAGTAGTATGGTGATAGGGTCAATTTTTTCACCCCTTGTTTTTGCCTACATAGTAGTAAACACCGCCAATGATTAAGATAAGCAAGCCAGTAGTCAGCCAACTGATTGCGGTTTTAAATGCAGTATTTTTTGCTTGCCGCCAGCTATCCAGCAAGCCGCGCAATTCTTTAACATCGTCACCAGCATCGTCATCGTGCAAACCAATGTCAGCCAATGCGCGTTTTGCGCCCCACTCTGCCGCCTCGCGCAACATAGATTTAAGTTCCTCATCTGTAATGTTGCGAACTGACAGAATAGGTGAATTCATTGTGTTACCTAAAAAATTTGCCAACCATCCAACACACTACGCTGAATCTTTCGCCTTCTTCCACATCCTCAACACCGTGCATGATGAATGAGGGAAAGACAAGCACAGTGCCTTTAGTTTGTGGCGGGTAAAAGCGTTCATGACCGTCTTGCAAATAGAACCGCCCACCTTTGAAATTATCGTTCAGGAAAGCTAATACAGTCAATTTGCGGCATTCATCACCGTGTTGAATAAATGTGTCCACATGGGCGGTATAGCGACCACCAGCAGGGTAGGCTAGAAACTCGGCTTGGTTGGCATGAGTAATGTCAAATTTCCAATTATGATGATTTGCAGACAAGCCAGCCGCCGCCAATCTGCCGCCAATGTCCTTATAGGTTGGCAACATTACGCGCTTGACATTTCGCACTGTTAAGTCAATTGCACCAGTTCCTGTGCCAATGACAGGCGGTTCTTTTGGCACAGCATCTTGCGTGTATAACTTAACTAATGCGTCACAGGCTTGCGATGTCAATATGTCAGTAAATGCGCGAAACCGCATATCTTCCACGGGCAAGTTAAGTGCTGGTCGTTTGTCAAACTTCCATTCAGCGTGTTTGCCATCAGCGTCCACATAATGCAAGAACACTTGCGCTTGCCATTTGCCCTCTGTGTACTTTTCACGCCAATGATGCTTGTCCATGCCCCTATACAGCACAGCATCGCCCACAGCCATGTCTATGCGGCTTGCGTTAGCTTTTCCCTCATCGCCCATGTAGATAGCCCACACATCGCCTTCAAAGCCAAGTGTCAGCGTTGCGCTTATCTCGCAAGCTGGGCGGTCTGTGTGTATCAGCAATTCATCATCAGGCGCATACAGCCGCGCATAGGAATATGTTGGATACAAACGCTTGCCGCTTGCTCTTTCAAAGTGCGGTAACAGGTCAACCAGCAATTTATCAAACACCATTGCGCCATGTACGGCTTGCGACTTAGGGCATTGGTCATCCTGTGTAGTTTTTTGTTCAGCAACAAGACGCTTTAATTCTGCGATTAACTCAGCACAAGATTCTTTGGCAAGAAAATCTTTTAAATGCACATATTTTTCAACGGCAAATTGACTGAGTTGGTCGCACATGGATTATTCCTCTGTAATGTTTTGTGGCTTGATTGTTTCATCGCTTGGGTCATACCAATAATAATCTTGCGGTACTAACACGGTGTCTAGGTCACTTGGAAAATCAACCCAAAACATTGTGTCAGCCACAGGAAAAATTTGGTCATCGTAACTGGTTTGCGCAACACGATAACCATTCAATCTTGGTTCTAAAGTTGCAATAAGTGCTTTCATTAGTAAAACTCCTCAATAATAATGACACCTTGCGCGCCACTACCGCCGGGATTTGCGGAAGGTGATGGTCCTTTTTTTCCACCGCCACCGCCACCACCACCGTAATCTCTACCAGTAGACCCAGCGCCGTTATTGCCACCCGCACCACCGCCTCCTAAAATTGAAGAACCCCCACTACCACCATTGCCATTGGTGAAGGGCGAACTTGGAGAAAGACTACCTGAACCAGCAATACCTGCACTACCGCCAAAGTTTGAATCACCGCCACTACCACTGCCACCAGCCCCACCGCCCGCTACAATAAGGGTAGTCGTAGTTGCCCCTGATGGACTACCAGAACCACCAGCAGAACCACCAGTTGCAGATACAACAGGTAATGGCGCAACACCAAAAGAAGAACTATTACCAGCAGTCCCAACAGTGTATGGTTGTGGACCCGGCAACGATGGTGCTGGATATAACCTAATTGCCGAACCGCCACCGCCACCGCCACCAGCCGCAGTCGCTGATGAAGCCTGTGTAGAAGGCGCAGTTCCTCCACTGCCCCCGCCACCAACAACAGTGACTTTTATGCCTTTGATAGTTCCTGGTTTATCCCATATGCCCGGCGACACTTTAACTGTAAATGTCTGCAATGCACCGCCAGCACCGACAGCAGATATCCACGCAGAGCCGTTCCAAGTAACAACATCATTGGTTGCCGCGCCAGCCAATTCAGTCATTGCCGCAGTTCCAGCACCCAACAACAAATTGCCCGAAGTAACAGATGCTTTGCCTGTGCCACCATTTGCAACTGGTGTTTGGTTATACAAACCAGCCGCCGCATTGAGCAAACCGCTAGTGTTCACATTGTTTGCTAATTGCGAAAGATTAAATGCCTGTGTCATGCCGCCCCCGAGCCGTTGTAAGTTTGTTGAACAAGAACCGTTGTGTTATTTGTAGGCGTAGGCACAAGCGTGTATGAGCCTGTTGCTGTCAAATAATCTACTTGATGGTCATAGTAACAACCATTTCCTGATAATTCAAAATAAAGCGGGTCATAGCTATATGAATAAACTGATTGACTCGTTACTGTGAATGTTGATACAGCAGTTGGCAACCCATTGGGTACGCCTTGATTGTTTGGCGCAAATTGAATTACAGTGAAATTACCTGTCACTGTGCTTGGAAAATTGTTTACCGTGTTGCCAACTAAATCATAGTCTTGGTCGTTCACAATTGTGCCGTTTAAGAAAAACAATTCTGAACCCGAAATCAATTGGTAAGTTGTCGGTGTGTAGCTTGATGCCGCTGTCAATGTTGCTGTAAATCTACTGAATGTTGGATAAGTAGAAGATGCCGCCCTGTATCTGTAAACAGAATTGCCAGCCGTGGCTGTAAATGTTCCTGTAAACACAATCTGTTTGGTTGTGTAGTTAATACTGGAAACTGTATATTGCGTTGGCGAACCTGTATTGGCAAAAGTCAAAATGTCACCAGCGTTAATTAATTGATGTGGCAAGTTTGTGTATGTCAATGTAGTTGTCCCTGTTCCGCTAGAGTACAGCAAACCTAAATCCTCATAAGTTGCTTGCACTGATACTGACCTAAAAGAAACAATTGCAATATATTCACCCAGTATGCAAGCTGTGTTCATTGTTACCGTGGTGCTTGTCTCGGTGTATTCAGTAGTGTCTAGCAATATGCCATTGCGATAAACCAAATCTTGACCAGTAATGTACCCAGCTTGTCGCGCTGTTGGCGTGAACACAGTTTGACCAGCCGTAGCAGAAAAATCTTCTGATGTGTAGTAAAACCCATCAGGCGGGATGATGCCTACTACACGACCATAAATGTCAATAGTCAAAGTAGCAACAGAACTTGTATAAGTAGATGCGCCACCAAAATCTAAAAATGGCGCAAGCGCACCGACCAATGTGCCATCAGGATTGTTTGCAATTGCAATTTGACCTGAGCCAACCGATGTTGTTCCTGTGCGCGTAAGTTGTCCAGTGCGTACATCAAGGTCAATATAGTTTGTGCCATCAGGCAAAGCTGACCAAATTGAATTGTCGAATGTAGACGCTGGAACATAAGCCGCAGTTGATGCCGCATATGCCGCTGGTGCTGTACCAAAACTAAATTTACGACCTGTGCGGTTAATGTAACAAAGTTTGTTGACAGTGCCAAATGTTGGTTGTGCTAAGTACCATGTATAGTTTGACGCAACCGCGCTGTAAGTTGTAGATGTTGAGTTGTACAAGCCATAGTAATTCTTGCCTGTTGGTGATGAGGAAATGCCTGTGCCAACTAAGTCATCACCATAAGCCACAACCACATATTGGTTTTCGTAAGTAAATGTAGTGGGTCGCCATTGGAAAACAGCAGATGCCGCACTAAATGAACTTGAACCAAGACCATTAACCATGCGCGTAAAAAAATACCAATTGCCAGCGGCAATATCTGCAAGGGTTACAGTTAAAGGTGTGCTCGGGTTGTATGGGTTGCCATCAGATTCAATGGCTGTTGTGCCAGCAAATAAGCGTTGTGCTGTTGTCGGGTTTGAGTAAGCCGAGTACCACAATTCAACATAATCAACAATGCCATCTGTTGATGTAGTCGTGTTCACAATAAAATATGGGTTTGCCGCGCTTGGGTAATTTGCCGCAACCGCTGGTGTTGGAATTGTTCCAAAAGTTAGCGGGTCAGGCAAGCCAGTATTGGGTGATGGCGTAAATTGCGTTATGTTCTTATCGTCAAATATTGTGCTGTTGTATTCGGTCAGCATTAAAGTGGCGGTGATTGAACCATCACTGCCATAGTTTTCTGTCACCTTAGATACGCGAAACAGCTTGGCACTGAATCCATAATTTGTGTTTGTCAGACTAACAATATCGCCAGCTTCTAATTGCAAGCCTACATATCCAATAGTCAATTGAATTTGTAAGTCTTCGCGGCAAGCCTCAAGAAATCGGTTTGCAAGATACTGCGCCCGCACATCATTGTTGACAAGCGGCAAAGTGATTGATTGTTTGTTTACTGGTTCATTTGGATATAGCAATGCTGGATTAAGCACGGCAAGATTAAAAGTTGCCGTATTAAAACTGTCTTGCGCAGAGCCGTCAGGAAATTTGACTTCAGCAATATTGAATGAAGATGCAATATCTAAAGGCGTAACGCTAATTGCGCCAATGATGTTGCTGTCATTTAAAGCCATTGCAACCGTGTAGGTTGGGCTTTGTACTATCACGCCCCATGTGCTTGTGATTTCGTTATAGCGCAATAAACAATCACAGCTTGTTGCCATGTATTGCAAATTGGTCATGATGGGTTGCTGTGTATCTAATGCGCCATCAAATCTAAATCGTGCTTGTGCCGCGCCAGCACTGGTATAGGTTGTGTATGAAAACGATTGTGCGCAATAAACATTTAAATCTGTCAAACTTGTTGTATTTATATTTGTCGTAGGTATTGCCGCGCCGTAGCGAGTAGATGTTAAATAATCAAGGAAACAATCGCCGGGCGCAAACCGTGAATTGGTTACTTGAAACCTTGTCTGCTGAATGCCTGTTAAATTTGCGCTTTGTGAATACCTGACTTTGACAATTACAAAAGCGCAATTAGTCATTAGCTTACTACTGTCCCATTTATAGGTCAGGCTTGTATTGCCCATGACTTGTGTGCCATAGGCAAAAAATGCGCTGTTAGTTGGGTTGGTAGAGCCGTTGCGGTAGAAATAAAATTCTAGTTTACCGTTGACTGATGTATCAGATACACCAGTTGATTCATCCAGCAATGATGCAACTGTGTAGCCATTGGCTTGAAACACAACTTTTTTGCCGCCCCAGTAAGCATTACCAAAAGTAATTGTGTCAGGTGTTCCACCTGTTTCAGTATTTGTTACCTCGCACAATGCCAAGCAATAATACAAATTTTGATAGTCACTGGTTATAGATAAATCAGTAACAATGCCGCCAACATAAGCAGAGCCATAAATCACAGGCAGTTTATTGTCACCCGCTGGCGGCACTTGCGCACGACTGCCGGGGTTTAACTGGTCGCCTAATGTGCTGTTGTTGTTTGAAGATGGCGTAAATTGTTTTGCAATAACTGCTGACACAACCATATTGATAGCAAAAGCCGCCGCAGTAGCGGCAAAACCCGTCAATGATGGCAAAAAAGTGGCAACAATTATTGAACCGGGCATGGCTATTTAATCCAAGTTTCCTCTAACTTTTCAAAGCCGAATTTGTCATAAGACAAGTCGGGGCTATTTTGCATTTTACTTAGACTAAAAAAATGAATGCGATTTTCTTGCTTCCATTCTTCACATTGTTGAATGTACGCATGAAGCAAGCGGTGGGCGGTTTTGCCTCCCCTGTGTTCTTCATCTACCCAAAAAGCAATCTCACTGATTTGCGTTATGTCAGGATTCCAAATGTTTGGATGCTGTGCGGCAATGACCATTCCTACAATTGCTTCATCTTTTTCAGCGACCAAGATAAACCCAGCACCAGCAAGAATATTGGTTAACAGTTTTTCAATGTGTTCCTGATTGCTGGAATCACGCAAAAACTGCGTTGGTGCTTTGTCACGATATGCTTTAAGCATTCGCACAATTGAATCCATGTCAAATTTGTTGGCTTGTCTTATCATGTTTTGTCCTATGAGTTTGGTGGTGCGTTTTTGCCAAATTGATAATTGATTGTTTGAATAAAGTTAACCCTGTTCATGCTTGTGTCAGTAGGCGCAAATTGCTTCCAAGCATTGTCGTTTGTGTATCTACCAGCCGTGCGGTTTTGCAATATAAGCTGAATGCTTGATGCGCTTACAGTCACTGTGCCGACAAAACCTCGGATTTCTTCCATCCATTGTTCACTAATGCTGAAGCTGTTTATGTAGCCTGTGAAATATTGGTAAAGCCCACCTGTGCCACCCGTGGTTATAAGTGCGCCAGCCGCATCAAAAAACCCGTGCCACATTTCAATTTCTGAACCTTTAATACCCGCACCAAGCACCAATGAAAGCATAGCGGTGTCTATGCCCACCAGCGTCACAGTGGTTTCATTGGCGGTACTTTTAATGTCTCGCGTTGCTGAACCAATGCTGACAAGTTGACTTAACCCTGTAAATGGATTTGCATCAACCGCAGAAACTGTAATCGCTACGGGCGCAGTAGAAAATAGATAGGTTGCCGAATCTGTTGTTATGCGTACAAAGTCAGCATAGCGGATTGTGTTTGTGCTTACTACTGGGGTGATTACATTCACAGCACCACCTCCATTGCCATGAAGTCACCATCCCAAGCAATGAACGAATCATTGGTCATTGGAACAAGCGTATAGGATGGGTAATCACGCAATACAACAGGAAATGTGATGCCTGTATAGGTTGACCCGCCCAAGCTAGTTGTCGTGCCGTATTGCCCTATTACAGCGGGCAATGGGCTTGCCACTGTGGTCATGACTGTACGGTGTACTGGTATGGTCACAGTCGATGAGCCGCCACGCTGAACGCTTGCTGTGGCAATGTAAGCATAGCGGTCAATCTGAATGAAGTCGCCTGTCTTGACAATGTACAAAGACGAACTGATTGATGGCAAAGTACCAAGCACAATATTCATACCTGTCGTGCCTGTCTCAATTGTTGTGGCATTTGCTTGAATGCTGGACATATCGCCTTGATAAGCAATGTAATTGAGCCAGCCAGTTGTGCCAAAGTTAAGATATTGCTCGGTAATTCGGTCAGTTTGGCGCAATGCAGACAGCACCGCCCTATTGGTGCTGTATTGCAAATAGCTCATCGGCTTCAGCGTAAATTGAAATGGCTGGACAGTCAGAATTTCTGATGTGCTGATACGCATATTGCGAGACAACATTTGACCAGCAAACTTGTGGTCATTTATGCTGACACTTTCAGTTATGGCGAGGATGCTTTGTAGACTCATTTTTTACCTCGAAACTGGAACTGAACGATTTGCAGATTGATACGATGCCCAAATAGTTTGCTTATTCTTTGCCAAAAATTGAACGCCTGTTTGCGTATCAATTGCACTCATGTTTGCAATGTATGGCCCATTGTAGTTAACAGTCTGACCGCCACCCATTGCGTTTGCAAGTTGATTGTTTGGAATGATAGTGCCAGCAGTGCGCGGAACAAATAATTCTGGTCCGCGTTCACCAACCAGCCCAATTTTGTTTGCGTCAACGCTACCACCATTTGCTTTTGGTCCGTTAAAACCTGTGAATGATGTGCCGGGAATTGGTGTTTCTGACAAAGACACGCTAGGCGTACCGCCACCAAAAAGACCGTACAAGCCGCGCATCATGCTCATCATTTGTGCGCGAGCCTGTATCAATATCATGTCTTGAATAACGCTTCTTGTAAAGTCTTTAAAACTAAACTTGCCTGACCGTACAAAGTTTTGTAAAGCCATATCCATGTTGCCCATTACAGCCGTAAACGCTTGCTGTCCAAGTTGCAATTGTGTCGGTATGTTTTTTATGTAATCGTCAAATGCCCTACCAACGCCTTCTCTAAAAGTGCCTTCTGTTTGTCTGCGTGTTTCGGTAAGCACTTCTTTAGCTTGGTCAATAGAACGCTGTCGCAATTCGTTGTTGCGTTCTAATGCGGCATTATGTTCTTGTGTACCTTGTCTTAATTGTTCATTGATATTGCGTTCTTCATCTGCGTATTTATTACGGATTTCAAATATTTTTTGTGCATACTCTAATTCTGTATTATTTAAATGTTTATTATCTCTACGCAATAAAAAAACTTCTCTTTCTTTGTCTAATTGTTCTTTATCTAAGACACTGCGTTTTTGTAAATTAACAATTATTTCGTTTGCTTGATAAGCGGCTTTTTGTTCAGCGTCAGCCCTTGCCGACATTGCTTTTCTTTCTTCTTCTTTTATATTTATTATTTTGTCGCCAAAGTCTTCGTATGACTTCATAAGATTGACTACGGCTAAATTAGATTCATTTAGCATTTTTGCTTCTGCGGCAAGCCTTGCATTTAATTTTGTATCTACACCAACAGTTGTGTCGCGTAATTGTTCAGCACTGCTTTTAGGTTTACCCGCTTTAGGGTAAACATCGGTGCGCATACCAGTATTTCCTTTTTGAAAATCTTCAAATTCTTGTAGTTCTCTGCGTAATTCAGCAAGGCGTCTTTCTGTTTCTTGTTTTAATTTTGCTGTTTCTGCCATCCCTGCGGCACTTTCACCGTAAGTTTGTGCAATGACTGATTGACCAGCTAATTGTTCAAATAAAACCACAATGCTTTGCATTGCTTTGTAAGTGCTGTATACACTTCTTGCAAGAAAATCAAATACTTTTCCAAGCATAGAAATGCGGTTATATGTTTCATTACTTAGCGTGTTATTTATAGCGCCTAAACTTGGACCAAGTGCCGTGACTAACAGCATTTGTAATTTCTTTATTATGTTTTCTAAATTGCCCCAAGTTTCTGCGCCAGCTTTCACGGCTTCAATTTGTTGACGAGTCAAGTCTGTTGTCTTGCTCATCTCTTGAGCAAATTTGTCGAACGCTACGCCCTTCGCCGCCTTAGAAAAAAACTCCGTTGACTTGGCAGTGCGAGTAACAGCATCATCCATTTGCGCAAGACCATTAAGCACTTTGCCCAATAGCTGTTCTTGCGTCATTGAACCAATGTCTTTTAACGAAACACCAACTGCTTTAAATGCTTGTTGTGCTTCAAACGAACCGCTTGCCGCATTGTCAATAAATTTAGCAAAAGACGCTAACATCACGCCAGCTTTGTCAGCTTCGCCACCAGCACTTTGTAAAGCTGAACGCAGTTTCACAACCGTGTCTATTGTGACCTCATTGGCTTCGGCAACATCAGCAATATCGTCAGCAAACTTAATCGCCGCGACTGACATTGCCGCCAAAGCAGTTGCGCCAACTTTAGCAACAGCACCAATTTTGCTGACAAACGCATCTAATTTTTTTCCAGCGTTTTCAATGCCAGCAGTAAATTCGGCTGTGTTTAACCCAAGGACAACGCCTAAGCGACCAACATTATTTGGCATCTTTTACCCCGAATCTATCGTTGGTGAAACCCGGTGCTTGACTCATGAACGCTAACAACTGGTCATTGGCTTGCTGTCTTTGTTGTTCTTCAGTCAGCGGTGGATATAGGTAATCATACGCATTCCCTAGAATGTTGGCTAGTTTATAAGGGCTTGCACCAGCCGCCCTCATGTAATTGAACACGCCATTAGTCAGCACTCCTAGCACATTAAGCAAGCCTTGGTTGCCAACCAATCCATCGCCATACATAGTCTGTAATTGCGCCATTGTGACCTCATCCAGTTCCGCTATTGTTTCATGTGTATGCCCATTGAAAATCATCGCGGTGATGACTTGACTTTTCAATGAGCCAATCAGTTTCCCTTTGATTCCTTATATGTCGGGCTGATAGCTTCTGCAATCTTTTCAACCAACTGCATCTGCACCGCCATTGGAAACTCGGCTTCAATTTCTTCATAAGTTAAGTCATCCAAGGTCGCGCCTTCTAACTCAGGCACAAGTAACTTAACAAATTCAGTTATCTTGATTTCAACTTGGATTTTTTGTTTTGCCGCTTCTTTTAACGACCGCCCTTCAATCAGCACATCGTCTTCAGTAAAGGTAAAGCCAGCGTCTTGGTCTTTTAATACCATCAGCGGTTCGGTCATCTGCTTATACGCTTGTGCTACCTTGGCTTCATCAGGTTCGTTTATGCGTTTGTAGATTGCATCGGATTCGTGGACATAAGGAATCCTGACCTTAAAAGTATGACCGCCTAACTCAAATTTGCGGGTGAATATTTTTTCTCTGTTTTGTTGGTACTTTGTGCCAAGGGCATCAGCAAATCGTGTCATGTTTTCTCCTGTTAATATTTTGTTTTGTAAGTGTCTATTCTTCTTGCCAAACCTTCGCTGAGTTTTCTTAAAACTTCAGGGCTTGTTGACTCTAAAGCTGGGCGCATATATGGTTTTGCTGAATGTCTTGCTGTTCCAAATTCTTGGGCTATTGCGCGAGCATCGTACATATAGCCAATAGAAGCCGCAAAAGCCTTGAATTTCTTTGCGCGTTCTGCTGAACTTAGATTTTCATTTTCTGCGCTAAATTGTTTTTTCAGCTTTTTGGGAAATGCTTTTGTGGTCACAAGCGCAATCACATTATCATTGGAGTTAACATATTTAGACCGCTTGTCGCGTCTATTAGGTCTCCTTGCTTCTACTTGTAAATGTGCGGTCAATGCGCCTGTATCAATGGGCGCAAGCAATCTTGCTTTGGCTAATGTCGGTTGCATTGCCTCACGCACGGCAGGAACAAGTATTTTGCTGTTAGCTTTTTTGTCACCGATTTCTTTTGCAATGTCGTCAAAAGTTTGCCAAAGTTCATCGAAACCCTCAAGTTTGAATCCAATTTTTGCCATTTTAAATTCTCCATGCGCCGGGCTTAATCAAGCGATGGAAAAGCAATTCGTTCAATTCTTTAGCGTACTCCACCACTTGTTCGGGTGACATTGTGTCAGCATGACGAGCCGCAATCTCATGGGCGAGACTAACGGCTGTCATTTTCTGTTGGGTGAACCCAAACCAGTCTTTGCGGGTTTCAGATTGCTGAACCAAAAAACTCAATAAATCTGCCGTGTTCTGTATTGTCGTGTCTGTCATATTTATTCCTGTGGTTCAGGCGGTGCGGCAACTGGGTTGTATTTTGCAAGAACTGTTAAGCAAACAAATTCAGTTGTATCAGGTTTGGCTTTAGCAAGTGCCGTAGCTACTTCACTGGCTTTCACCTCCAATCCCCTCGCCACTGCGTCAAGGGATTGGCGGGTATTCGCCAACACTTCAACAGCGTCAGCGACTTTCATTATGAATTACTCCAGCCGTACTGATTGCCGCGAGGGTGGATGGTGAAGACACACTTGGCTTCCGCGCCGGGTTGTGCGTCAATCTGGAACTGACTAACGCGACCATTAAAAGCATAAGCAACAGTGTTCGTTCCATCATAAGCCGCCACCACATAAGTGCGGTCAACAAGACCCGAATATGCGTCAGCACGAATCAACAGCAAGCCAGCATCAGATGGATTCCATGCCGCAGTGATGGTCATCGAAGTCGGTGCGGATTGCGTTGGGATTTTGTCGCTTTGGCGTGAACCAGCCACCATGAAGTTAGCAACAGCGTCATCCTGACCAAACGCTGGAACTGCCTCAATGGTTGCTAATGCAGTGCCAGCCGCGCCTGTGCCGCCAGCGGATGTGCCAACGATGGTCGCCACTTGCGCTGTCCAAACAGCCAAGTTTGCAGTAGTGAATGGGGAAGCCGTTGTCTGCATCCAAAACGATGCGACAAAGCCGGGTAACACTTTTGAGGGTAATGCCATTTCAGTTTCTCCAGTTTAAGCTGTGTTTGTCCAGCCGTATTCGTTGCCACGGGGATGTAATGTAAAAACCGCCTTTGCCTCTGCGCCGGGCTGGGCATCAATTTGCCACTGACTAGCACGGGCATTGAAGGCGTAATTTACCGTGCCTGTACCATCGGTAGCCTGTATCACATAAGTGCGGTCTATCAGCCCAGAATAGGCATCTGCGCGGATTAGTAGAAGCACTGTGTCGCTAGGATTCCAAGCGGCAGTAATCGTCATGCTAGTCGGTGCGCTTTGCGTTGGAATTTTGTCTGATTGACGCGAGCCAGCAACGCCATAATTTGCAACAGCATCGTCTTGCCCAAACGCTGGTACAGCTTCCACTTGCACCAAATTGCCGCTGATTGTGATAGCTGACACATTGCCAAGCGTACCCAACTGCGTGGTCGTTAACGGTGTAGGTGTTGCGCTTGGTTGCGCGTATAGCGAGGCGACAAACCCCGGTAAGACTTTTGATGGTAAAGGCATTTTGTTTTCCCCCGATTCGTTGCTGTTCGTGTCTTATGTTGGGATGTCAAGGGTACAGTCTAAAAAGACTTGCCCCAATTTGTCTTCGTTGTCATAGCTGTTATACAACCATTGCACATCAGCTTTGGCAATCCAAAACCCGTTGGTCACGCCTCCAAACAAACCACTGTATCCATGCAAGGATTGTAGTATTTGATTGGAAATTGTGAAACCATCTTCTATCACTTGCGTGAAAATACTGATTTGAAAAATTGGACGGTCGATGCTTTTATTTGCTTGAGTTTGTCCAGTAAAAACTTCTTGGTGAACATTTCTTAACATCCATGTTACAAACTTCGGCTCAATAGCAAAGTTTCGGTTAAAGGTTGCATAGACAGGCACAGGCGTGACTATGCTGTTTAATTGGAACTGAATCGCCTTGGCATACTGGACGGGATTTTGTTGTGTCGCCATCAGACAGCCACCACAGGGTCATTACGCACACAGGTCAATTGAGCAAACTGTCGGTCATTTGTTTCACGCACATTGTCAATACGCCAATCGTAGCCGCGCCAAGTCACTGAATATGCGTTTTGGTTATTCACAATTGTTTTTATGTTTGGCGTGTAGTTCAATGTCATTTGCACAATGTCTGCATACACCCTGTATTTGTCCGATATGCGGACAGAGTTTGACACATCAGCAACAGTTGCGCGTGTATTAAACCAAAGCGTTTGTGTGGTGCTTTGTTCGCCAAAATCGCTTTTGCCAAAAGACAATGTATTGACAGCGATGTTTTCATACCGCGCTACCATGTCACATCACCAGCGGTTTGTAAGGGCGCAAAAGCGTAGCAACGCCAAATGGGATTGGTTTGGAATTCCCTTCGGTTGTGTCACTGCGATGATTGTATAAATGCGTGAATAACAGCAAGCCAGCTTGCTTGACCACAGCATAAGCCGCAATCGGATTGATTGGCGAGATGTATTCGCAATAGACAGGGCTTGTCATATTGCTATTCAAGTCACTAGGCAGAGTCTGCAAAACCACTTTGTTGCCGCTGTTGTCGTAGTAATAGGTCGCTGGGTCAACAGTTGTTAGCACTGGTGGCTGGGCATCATTCCAATACTTAACGCTTGAAATTGTCACTCCGCTTGTTGGTGTTGAATTGTTTTGTGAAACCTCAGGCAAGTCTAAAGACAAAGGCGTTCCATACAGGCTTGCGCTGTTGTAGTAGACCCGATAACTTGTGGCAAAGATGCTCATGCCCAAATAATCTTCAATAGCTTGACGGGTCGCTAATTCCAAGCTGGTCAGATATGTATCTTGGCTGGTGTCATCAAACAAGTTAAGCTGTTGTCGTATGTCGGCAAGTGGCAACCATATAGTGCTGTTGTCCCGCGCAATCTGTTCAATCTTTTCATAATTAAATGGATTGCGGGTAGGCGCACCAATGTTTAAATAGCCGAGTTGGTCAACAGGCATGGTCAGGTCGCAATCAAACGAACGCCAGCAAATGGGTCACGCACAGAACTAACCAAACGCTTTTCTGCGTACAGGGTTATAAAGCCGGGCGTTGTCTGTTCCATAGCTTGGACTGTCATTTCTTCCACATCAGCAATGGTCAAAAATCTATTCCAATTCGCCAAATAAGCAGAAATGTTGCCTGTGGTTGTCCACTCATCAAGGTATGGATTTGGAATCACAGGGAATCCAAACACATGAACTAATGCGCCAGCATCACTGCCACCAACTTCAATAAAGCCTACACCACCTGATGCGCCATGATGGTAGTTACGCAACAAAGCAATAACGCTTGGGTGCATATGCCATGCAGTGCCGGGTAATGACCAATATTGCGATGGTAAAGCGTTAGCCATAGCTGTTATTGTTTCGGGTTCAAGACCATTGATAGTTGAGCCAACAGTAGCAATTGTATGAATGCCGTTTGTAATTGCTGTGCCGCTTGTTCCATAAGCAGATGTAGCACCAGACGCACCAACATAGTAATTCAACCCGCGCAAACCGTTTGTGCCGCCTGTGGTTGTGGTGGTTGAACCAGCTTGGTCATTGTTGTTTGCCATTGAAGCGGCTTCGAGTTGTGAAAACTCAAGCATCAAATCTTCAACAAGTGTTTCATTCAAATAATTTACATCTGACATGACCGCAGTGCGAATAGGCAATTGAGCCACAATCACGCGGGTTGGCAGTTGCCAAATGCTTGTATCAATATTTGGCGAACCAGTATTAGGTGTGAATGTGTATGTCCAAGGATTTGTAGACGATGCGGCATTACCTGTCTTTGCTACAAATTGAACACTTGAACCTGATGCTTTAATTTGTCGTGCGCCTTGGCGAAATGGATTTGCATAACGCAATGTGGCAAAGGCATCATCAAAGTAGGTACGACCACCGACATTGTTTCCCGAGCCAGTAATCGCAGACGCTTCACTTAGGTCAATCTTGACTCTATCGCCTGTTTCAATTGTTTGCTTAATACCAGTAAGGATTCGTTCGGTGATGCTCATTTTATTTTCCAAAAAAGGTTGCTGAAAAAAGGGTGGAGGTTTTTAGCCCCCACCCAATGGCAACTATCAGGTTGATGTGCCTGTCGAACGATAGCGAACGCCAGCGTTCGGGTCACGCACAGATGTAGCCAAGCGTTTCTCACCGTAGAAGGTGATAAAGCCGGGCGCAGTCTGGTCATATCTACGCATCACCATGTTTAGGCGGTCAACAATGGTGTGGAAACGCGACCAATCAGCAAAGTACATAGGGTACAAGCTGTTAGTACCAGCCGCGCCTGTTGTGCCTTGGAACGGGTTGTCCAAATACTTGTTAATCACAACATCAAAGCCGAGCATTTGACCGATGATGCCATCTGGGTTCAATGATTCCATTGAATTAAAGATTGGGCGACCATTGGTGTCTTGCAGACCACGAATTGCTTGAGCAAGGATAGGGTTAACCATAAACTTCGCGTCAGCAGTCCAATATTGCTGTGGCAAAGAATACATGAAGTTAATCACATCTTTGTATGCAATGTTGTTTAAGCCAACAGTATTGACATTGGAAGTCAATTGGTCATAGGTTGCCAAGCTGTGCAAGCCAGTTGTCGAGCCTGTACCGCTTGTACCGAATGACGCTGTGGATGCTGTGCCACCTGTGTAGGTAGCATTTGCACCAGCGTATTGGTCAAGACCGCGCAAGCCGTTTGTGCCACCGTATGGGTTTGTGCCTGATTGTGCGGCTTGGTCATTGTTTTGCACCATTGACAGGGCTTCGCTTTGTGCGAATTCTGCCAACATATCGTCAACAACATTACCTTCCAAACCATCAATATCATCCAGCGCGGCTGTACGGATTGGGAATTGCACATTCAAGTCTTGCAAAACCAATTGCCAAATGCTAGTGTCTTCAGTTGTGGTTGCGCCATTGTTTTGGATGGTGTATCCCCAAGCCGCGCCAGCGTTACCTGTCTTGACTCGGAATTGATATGAAGAACCATCGGTTGCAACTGTGCGTGACACACCGCGCATTGGGTTAGCCAAACGCAGAGCAACAAACACAGGGTCATAGCCTGTACGACCACCTTGGTTGTTACCGCCAGCGGTCAGTGCTGAGGCTTCACGCAAGTACGCATCGTGTTGGCTTTCGTCTTCAAACATCTTCAATTCTTTTTCTACACGGTTGTTACCTTTGTAAAAAGAAATCAGTTGCTCACGGACAGCGCGGTTTACATCACCACGCACAGTTTTGTGTGGGGCGCGGATGATTGCTGGTGCTTGCACACTAGCGATTTTTGCTTCCAATGCAGAAATCTTTTCTGCCATTTCAGCTTTAACAGCTTCAACAGCCTCAGGGATTTTTGCTTCTACTGCTGATACCGCTTCGATTTGTTTGGCTTCGATAGCGTCCAGCTTTTCAATGATTGCTTGGGACATGATTAACCTTTCAGTCGTTTATCTAGGGTTTTTGACAACTCGCGCATTTCAAGTGCTTTGAGTATGTCAGCTTCGGTCACATCCACATCGGACTCACTCTGAAGTGGCGCATTTTCAATCGGGGCTTGGATAGCATCGCGCAATTCCAAAACCTTCTTGAAGACAGATGCGGAAGTGACCGCATCCTTTTTGGAAATCCCAGCTTCGCGCAGAGTTTTTTCCAAATTCTTTAAATTGGCAGAACCATCCTCGCGGAAATATTCCAGCTTATGCACTTCTGCCTGTGGGTTGTTCGGGTACATCACCACGCTGACTTCACGCAAGCCGCCTTTGGTGATTTGAAAATATCCTTCGTTAGTGTCATCGCCAGCCATCATTGGCATACCGTTTTCGTCAACATACTGATATTCATCAGCGTATGCACCAACAGAAACACCGCCAAACATCATTGGCGATTCTTTCATTATTTGATACAAATCTGAGCCAGCAGTGGTATTCATATACAGCCGACCTTCTGCGGTCATGCCATCATCGTCAAATTCAAATTGTGTCCACTCGCCAACAGGCATTGCGTCAGCGGCATGGTTTAAAAACATTGGCAGTGGCTTGCCTTCTGCGCTAAATGTTTTTGCCCAATCCATAAAACCCTCAGGCTGATAGTTGAACTTGCGACCATCTGCGCCTTCTCTTGCACCCCATGTAGTAACACAGGCTTCAATCTTCCCAGTTGGTTCTTTGTCCGCGCTTTGCGCTTCCATGACCAGCTTGGCTTCGCATACCATCATCAAGTTTTTTGTCATGAATTACCTCATCGACTTTTGTTCGGTCAATGTCTTGTATTGTTTTGGGTGGTCTGCCGCGAGGCGGCTTCCCTCTAGGTTTGTAATCTTGCAAATATCCTACCACTTTTTGAAAAATGGTAGTCATTTTATTTGCCAATATTCATTTTTCGCGTTTGGTTGCCGCCCCCACCACCTGTATCTTGCGGGCTTGTGCCAGCAATTGGTTCGGTTTTGCCGCTGTCTTTTAATGTGTCCGCGCCTTCAATATGCGCCTTGCCTAAGTATTCCCGCGCCTCATTCTGCGTCATGATTCCAGCAGTTACACCAGCTACCGCATAATTCATTTGGTCAAGTGGTGCGCCCTTCAAAAAATCCTGCGTGTCAAACTCTACGCACAAATTTGGGTAGCCTTTAAACAGCGATGCTTTCAGCTTTTGCTGAACATTCACAAGAATCGGGTACATAGTGGATTTGTAAAACTCATCCAGCATGGTTTGCGTATTGTTATATTTTTGGTCGCCAATATGCAACATCGCTGGCGGTACGCCATACAAACCGCAAATCCTGTTCATGGTTTGCTTTTTCAAATTTGCCAAATCAGTATCTTGCAAACTTAACATTTTCAATGGTTCGTACTTCATGCCTTGGTCAAGCAACATGCCTTGACCCGGCTTGCTTTTGTCTGTCTGCTGACTGCCCACCATGCTAGACCATGCTTCTTTTAATCGTGCGGCAATTTCCTTATATTTGGCATCAGGAATCACATTGTCAGTGATGAACATACCGCTGGGCTTTGCGCCATTCAGCATCACATAATTCGCATATAAGTCAATGTCTTGGTCAAGCCCGACTAACTCAGCCGCCAATATGCCTTTGTTAAAACCCGCTGAACCTTGCCATGCCATATCTTTGCAGTGCATAACTTGATGCGCGGCAAGCGGTTCATCTTTGTTAAAGCCGTAGCTTGGCGTTGACAGCCGATAGCTCGGGTATCGCGTAGGCGTGATGGTCACAGCAATAAGTGTGCTGTCCAGTTCGTACATTTCCAATGGCGTTTGCGATGGGTCGGATTGGTCTTTTCTCCACCACAGCGTGAACGCTTCACCAAGCAATTCATGCCACATCATCCACTGATACCAATATTCGTATTGGCTTTGGAAGTTGTTCGGGTTAGTCAGCAATGAATAGACTTGCTTGGCTTTGATTTTGTCACGCACACCCACATTCGGGTCAGTCAATGCGTTTACATATTTGCCATCTTCTGCCATTGCCATGATGTTGATTGGCAATTGTGAAATTGCTCGGGCTTTTACACCAACGCAAGCCATCACAGTGCTATTGCGGGTTAAAAGTGAAGTATCAACAGGGCGACCAGCGTTTGTTGTACTGCCAGTAGTGACATACAAAATCTGCGTGTTTACTGTCGGATTCTTATTATTGCCTTGATAGACAATGTTATTGCCTAATGCAGTTTGTCCGAAAAGGGTATTAGATTCTTTTGAATCTTTACCTTTTCCAATGAATCTATCAAGTATTCCCATGCTTCACCTTTAAAAAGTGCGGAAACCAAAACCACTCATTGTTGGGTTGTCCAAAGAACAATGCATTGCAATGATGAGGCTGATTATGCCATCAACCTTTGCGCTTTTGTCGTTTTCATTTTTCCGCACTTTAACATTTCCATTCACATCTTTGTATGCAATGTTGTTTAAGCCAACAGTATTGACATTGGAAGTCAATTGGTCATAGGTTGCCAAGCTGTGCAAGCCAGTTGTCGAGCCTGTACCGCTTGTACCGAATGACGC